TGATGTTTGTTGTTGTTAGATCGTATGTATCGCTTTTGTATCTAATTGTCATGATATAAACCAAGTAAAAGTATCTTGTTCATTTTTTAATTCTTGTTGATAAGATGTATTTAACTTATCCTTCATAGTCTGTAAAGACTGTGAAATTTGTCTTTGATTTTCCTCAGTATAAATAGGTGTAGGTTCTGGTATTACTATATCAACTCTAGCCATTATCCCCTCATTCCATCTGGTTGAACATCGGCTCTGAAAGTTCCAAATCTCCAATTTTGTTCTGTAGATGTATTTGCAATTTTCAAACTAGCAAACCTAGCTCTAGCTCTTGTATCTACTTTTTGTGTTGAACCAGTAACAGTAAAAGGACCTAATGGAGAAGAGGCTTCAGTATCACTTGGAAAGTTTCTTAATAAAATAGTCACTTGTGCATCGCCTTGTATGGTTTTAAAATCTGGAACAAATCTTCTCATACTCATAAATACTTGTGCATTACCTTCTGTATTTAAACTAAAATCTCCAGATTCAATAAACGCTGGAATAGCTGTCCTTGCTCCTGTTGTATCGACTTGATCTACACCAGTTTCATGAGCATAATAAGTTGTTGAACCATTTATATTTGTAACCCCTTGCACAGTTGGAAACGTGGGTGTCCCAGTTGAATTATATTCTGTTGCATATGGTACATCATATAAATTTGCATCTACCCAAGTTGTTCTAGCAAGTGATCCAGTTACCCATGTACCATCTTGATAATTGAACGTTACGCATCTATCAACAAAATCAGAACCACTTTTTGGATAGAACCATGTTATCTCTTCATATAAATGATTTAAGCCTACAAATACTGATTCACCGTTTTGATAATTAACTCCTAAATTTTCACCATTCTTTGTTGTAAACACAAAATCCTCAACTGAACAAGGAAGTGATTTAACAGTACCATCATAAACAAAAAATCCTCCAGACTCTCCCATCCAATAAACTGCACCGTTTACATATTTCATTGAGTGTTGTCCAATAGCACCACAATTAGATCCTACTTGTCTAATAGAAAAAGTAAAAGGTGGACCAACAAACTGCATTACATAAGCAGCATTATCAGTCAAAATAAATGTATAGTCTTTACCTTTTACGGCTCCTACAATTTTTGTTCCAGAATCTAATCTAAATGTTCCAGCTGTGTTAACAGAAGTCGGTGTGTAATCACTTATATTTTCTTGATCTGAAAATCTAATAAACATTTTGTCTTGTGAACCTTTATTTCCAATTGTTGTTTCAGTTCCGAGCATAACTAAATGTCTATCTCTATCTGAGACTAATGACATTACTGATGCAGTAGGGGCATTTGAAATTACAGTTGCTCTTGTCGTTAATGCGTTAGGATTTGAATTAATTGGATTCCATTCAAAAGATTCACCGTTTTTAATTGTTGCTATTAATTTTTCTCCAAAATTATCTAAAGACCATGAAGCGGGATCAATTGTAAGAGTTTGTGATAATGATGCTTCACCCCATGCCGTAAAAACTTCAACACCAGAACCGTCTGCATGCGCAGATCGTGTACCAGCTACATCTCTTGTAATTCCAGTTAAATCATTTGTAGAAATTCCAGTGTAAGAAATAAATTCTGCTCCAACCTTTATGGTACCAGAACTTGGAAAACCTGTAGTGCTTGCAAGTGTAATAGATGTACCAGATCCCCCTGTTCCATTATTGTCATCTAATAATGCTCCATTAAGAGTTCCAAAAACTTGTTGTCCGCCACCCCACAATCCCGTGCCCCAACCAAAACCGTATGTAAATCCTAAAGCACCTGGTTTTATATAAGGATTAACTGTTGCGGATCCTGATCCGTTGACCGTGGTTCCTGCTGCGCTAGCCATCGTAATTGTAAAAGTATCACTTGTCGGCACTGTCACTACTTGAAAAGTATTTGTTTCAAAATCATCTGCTACATATCCTGCTCCTGTAGGAGGAGTTACAGAAGTAAATGTAAATAAGTCTCCTGGCTCTAAGGCATGAGCAGCTTTATTTACAGTTACAGTAGCAGAAGTGTTTACAGTATCAAAAGTACAACTTGTTAATGAAGTGCCTAATGGAGTTATATCATAGAATGCACCTTCATAATAAATGACTAATAATTTATTAGTGCCTATAGCTGCATATCTTCTTCCGTCTAAATCTGCCCAAACAAATTGATCCCTTGCAGCTCCGACTAAGGTATTATTTACAATCTGCTCCCAACCTCCAATTTTTTCTGGAAGTCCATATCTAAATCTAACAAAATCGCCATCAGTCCATTGACCTTCTGCGCCTGTCTGAGTTACTTGTTTATTAAAACCTGGAGCTATATTTACTTTTGTTAAAGGCATAAGGTATTATACCTTATATAATAAACTTTTTAAACATCCTTGGGTTTTTCACCAATAATGTCCATTTCTTCAGTGCTCTGTAATTCTCTTGTTTTGTCGTCTAAATTAATAGTTACATCATAAATTATTTTCATTAATGTATTACTAAAATGCCTTACAAACTCTGGACTAAGATGAAGTCTTTTGTATTTGTTAAGTATTTTAATTTCATCTTTATGAAAAATTAAATCACATGAACCATCATTTTTTTGTTTAAATATCATATCTTAGGTCTTGTACCCCAAAAATCTCTCTTATCCAAACAAAATTCTGCTTTAGGACCATTTTTATCTACATAGTGTAAAAATACTTGTGCATTATGGTCACCTTGTAATTCTTCTCTCCAATGCAAAGATTCACATCCAAGATAGATACAGGCGTCTCCAGGTTCTAAAGATATAGGATTTCCGTCTATAAATATTGGCCAGTCTTTATCGTCTTTCATAATACATGCCGTTACACTTATTTCACATGAGGGCCTATCTCTATGTTTTGGTAAATGTTGAAATTTTGTGTACATTCTCCAAAAACTATAAGTAGGCAAAAGTTCTAAACCACACTCATGACTAATTAAATCTTTTTTATTTAATAATACAGATTCCATTATTGGATCTCCATAAAAACCCTGCCCCCAACTTTTCGCAATTTTAAAATTATCATGACTTACTCTTATTTTAATGTCACAAAAAGTTGTAAGAAGTTTTAGTTCTTCTTTAGAAAAAAAATTTTTTACTTTTTTAAATTTAAAATCTTCTCTTATCTTGACCATGCTACTACCGAATATCTTTCTCCTTTAGTCACTGGTGAAACAGAATGTGGATACATAAAGTTACTTGGCCAAACAATCATTCTATTTTTTATTTTTTCTATATTTATTACTTGTTTTTGATTTGGAAACTTAAACATCAGATTTCCACCATCATAATCATCGTTAATAAAAAAAATACAACTTAATGTCCTAGGTGTATGAACACCATTGTCTACATGAAATTCATAGTGACCACCCACGTCATACTTAAGTATTTGAACATCTATAATATCGTAGGTAGAGTTTAATTTAAAAGATTGATCGTATTTTTTTAGTGCTTGTTTAAAAGTATCCACTAAAAAACATGTCCAATAAGCTTGAGTTAAATTTTGAGTTTTTAAATTTTCCATTTCCCATACTTTTACATTCCTTGATTCTTTTACTACAGAACCTTCGGGGCCGTTATTAACTATTTTTCCCTCATCAAATTGGTCATGATCCTTACATACTTTTAAAAGTACATCTAAAGAATATTCAGGAATAAAATTATCGAATATTTTTATGTAATCGTGAAGTTGATTATTTACTTCCATGATTTTTTGTACCAGTATTTTTTCTTATAGTTATCTAAAACAAAAGTATCTTGAAAAAACCTTGTTTCGTTTTTTTTATTTTTATCAATTTTTTTTATTTTCATTTTCCATTTTTCTCTTTTGAATGGAATAATCTGAACGTAAGGAGTTCCTATTTTTAAAGTTGTTTTTATTGTAGGGTATTTGTCTCCATTTATTAAAATAGGAAAGTTTATTTCTGTTTCAAAAGAATCAGTGTCAACAATTCCTGAAATTATTTCGAACCTATCATCTTTATTATTCAATGGAGGTAAAAAAAGACAAGAATATCCGGGTGGTGTTTTGATTATCCAAGGATTTAATATTTTATGAAAAGGTAAATTTTTATTTTTTTCTACTAAAGGACTTTTTGCAACTTGTTTTGGATCATGATATTCTCGTGAATGTTCATAATTTAAGTTTATATAATTACCTAAATTACCTAAGTAACCCCTTGGTGAAACTATTTGTGTTGCATTTCTTCCTTCAATCTCAACATTATGCTCTATATAAAAATCTGTAGGAAGTTTTAAAAGATAGCCTGAAACTAAAGTGTCTAAAAATGGAATACAACCTTTGACAGTTTTTTCGTTAACGTGATGTTTTAAATGTTTATACCACTCTGGAATATTTAATTTTATTGGTGTAGGTAATAAATCTTGATTATTTTTTATATATTCTTCAGGTGCTAAAAACTCTATGGTTTTTTCTAACATACTATTACTTTACAAATATTAAGGTATTTGTAAAGGACTTACATATGCTATTGTGTTTTCTTCACAATATTCTTCCCAAGTTTTTGTTAATGGGAAGGTAAGTGTACTTGTGTCTAACCCTTGTAAATAAGTTTTGTAATTAGAAATATCAGTATGCAAAGATTTATCAGAATTACCTGCATCTAAAAATTGATCTATTCTACTTATTACATTAGTGAAATATCCTTGTAAATCATCCTCAGATAAGTTCGGAGAATCTAAATCAGTAAGTGTAACTGTATCTCCTGAAAGCGATGCTGTAGAAATTTGTTTTTTAACTTTTAAAAAATCACTATCAGAAACATCTTTAACTACATATGAATGAGATATAGGTAATGAATTTTTATCTGTTTCATTAGCTGCAATTGAGATTAAATTTCCCTCGTTAAAAATAAAATATGCCATAATTAATTACCATTATCATAAACTACTAAACCACCACCAGTACCACCTTGTCCTGAACCAACATATTGTGAAGGACCTAGTCTACCACCACCTTGTTGTCCTCCTTGACCTTTAGTTTCTCCAAAAATATAAGATCTTGAAGGCAATCCATAAGTTGAACCCGGTGCGGTTCCCGCATTGCCTGCAGCTCCGTTTCTTGGGTTATTGTTTCTAGCACCTTGGCCTCCGTTTCCACCATTGACTGTTAGTAGAGATCCTAAAGATGTTGCTCCTCCTGCACCACCTGAATTTCCAAGTGGTTGTGCTTGATTACCACCATTACCGCCTCCACCAACTGAATATGGATAACCAGTGCTAGCTTGAATACTACCAGCGTAAAAACCAAAACCACCGTTTCCACCTGTTCCAGCTACTCCTCCATTTGGATCCATTCCTCCACCTGCGCCTCCTCCTCCAGCAAAAGCGTATGCATAATATTTAGAAGCGTTTGCAGGTGATGTGTAAGTTCCACTTGCAGGACCGTTTGAAAATAAATTAGGTTGAAAAGCTCCGTCACCACCTGCTCCTGAAGAAGCAGCAGTTAAACGACCTTGAGCATCAACTGTTATGTTTGCAGTTGTATATGATCCTGCAGATACCGCAGTGTCCGCTAATTGATCTGGACCAACAGCATCGTTAGCAATCTTGGCGCTAGTCACTTGAAGTGCAGAAATTTTGGCCGTAGTAATTGCATTGTCCGCAATTTTGGCTGTACTCACAGCATTATCTGAAAGTAATGAAGTTGTAATCGCAGCTGCTTCTATTTGAGCTGAAGCAATTGTTCCACCTAATGTATTTAATGAAACTTCAGTAATATTTGTTCCATCAGCATAAGCAGCAAAAATTTTAGAACTTGCAGCTCCTGCAGTAGTTGGTGAAAAACCAGTTCCCGAAACAGTTTTGATTGTAAGATTATTAGCATCAGTAATATTACTGCAATCAAAAATATAAAACTTTTCAATTCCATCAGGTATAGTTACTGTAGTTGCTCCTGTTAAAGAAATCGTAGCAAACTTAATTACCATATTTCTTGCATTTGATAATGCAGCGTCTGACATAACAAGAGCAGTAGTAGCTTGATCAGTAAGTGTAACTTGTTCAAAACCTGCAATCGCTTGTTGTACTAAATTTAAATTGGTATTTGTCTTATCACCCCATGTACCAGCGTTTTCACCAGTAACCATCAATTCTAGTTTTAGATCTGTAGAATAACTTGATGTCATAAAAAATTCTCCTTAAATAATAATTATTTTACATTAGTCATGCTGCCAAATCAACATCACTCCACGTATTATTCACTCCTGGGTCTATCTCATTCCAACCTTGTGTAGTAGCAGTTCCAACTGATATAGACATTGAAATACCTGATACATCAATACCTGCACCACCAATAGCTGTTACTTGACCAACTGTTCCAGTCAATGAAATACCTGAAACTTCAGCTACAGAAACAGCATCTACTTGTCCTACGGATCCAGTTAATTGTTGTCCTGTAACACCTTCTACAGTTGATTGTACAAGAGTAAATGTACCTAAAGTCATAGAGACTGAAATACCAGTTACATCAACCTCTATCTTAGGTTCTGGTACTACAACCCCAATAGATGTTGATAATTCTCCTGCAGCAGTAACTGTAACATTAGCATCGGCAGTAGTAGATGAGCTTCCAATTAAAGCATCTATTTGATCTTCAGAAGCAATTACAAATATATCTTGGTCAATTTGTAATGAAATAGATCCTTGTGTAGATGTTAATTCTTGTCCTGTTATCTCCGCAACAAAATCAGTTCCTGCACTTTCTTCACCTCCAGTAATTGTTAATTCTTGTCCTGTTAGTGCAACCGAATAATTAACACCCCAAGCAAAACTTCCCCAAGTGTCTCTTCCCCAACCTTCACCAGTAAGTTTGGTTTCATCGACTGTTGCAGTTCCAATTGTTGTTTGTAATTCACCTGCTGAAGTAACAGGCACTCCTAAATTTTGTACTGCTTGACCAACGCTAAATGTTGCTTGAATACCTGTAAGAGTTAAATCAACTGAGGTTCCTCCAACAGCGCCACCATTTGTTAAAGTTAATTGTTGTCCTGTTTCTACAACATTTGCATCCCCTGTTGCATATTGAAATAAAGCACT